GCGCAATCAGTGATCTGTAATAAGGGAAAGGAATATTTTTTGCTGTTCAACGGAGGAGACTGTAGCTTTCCTGAATATAAAAGTGCAAGAAAGCGATCAAGTGTTAACAAGAGCTCGAACGGAAGCGACGAAGGTAACCCGATATTGGGTTAGTTAGACTTGACGCGACGGGGCGGGTTTATCAACACTAGAACAAAACAGAGTCCAAGGTTTACTTATTTTATTATTTATAAAGTGCTACTACAACAACATGACAGAAGTTCACTCAAAAGGATTTATAGTTTTCGACAGAAATGGTGGAACCAAGCGATTTCCAATGGATTTACAGCTCTTATCGGGTCAAAGGCCCAATCGCCAACCATCTCACGCTAAAGGGACCATTAAACTTAGTCCATAACTGCCTAATTCCAGACTTTTTCTTGTTATTAAACTGTCGGGTGTGGCACGCAATCTAAACGGCGTTCATCATAAATCATACAATATCAAAGAAGAGGGCGCACAATCAAAGTTAAACAGCGACTAACCTCAAGGAGCCAGCCATGGTCTCAGCACCAGCAGAATAAGTGGTAGTGATCATGAGGCGTATAGCCGAGGTTGCAGCACCAGTCGACGAGAAGAAAACAGATCCAGAAGCGGACATGTTATTACTTCCATCGGCAACTAGTGTAGACTGCTGGGGTCTAGCAAGTGCAGCGGTGTAAAGAGTCACCGAGTTCTGCTGGAAATCTACAATGATTCCATCGCCGGTCCCACCACTGTTGAAGGAACAAGCGGAAAAATCAGCTATGTAGTTGCCAGCAGGCAACACAACGGACCCACCAGTGTTAACAGCGGAAAGCCCATTAACAGTGGTTGTCGCTAACGCAAGCTGGGTTGCAACAGTTGTTGCACCCGCTGCTTCTGACGCAGATGACTGCAGCCAGGTAACTTGATTGTTGGCAGGGGCGGCCTTACCATCGGACTCCAACACGGGAACTTCAAACACGCAAGCGTACCGCACATGTAATTCACCTAATTCAGTTGAGTTACCAGTGATACCCTGGGTTGCAATGTTTAAGTTACCAACGTCATAGAGTCGGATATCGGCGCCGCCAGGCAAACCAGCAAGCCGAACATAATGTAGATCAGTTCGACCAGATAGGTCATCGGGTTCCATAAAGATCCCAAAGTCCTCATTGGGCATACCATCAGCGTGGGGCTCCGTGTCAAGCATTTGTGACTTTGTTGTAGGGGGAGAATCAGCAGCATCATAATCAAACGATATGATAACTTTACCCGTGGTTCCCGCATTTGCGAAGGCAGAGACGTCGTGTTCAAAGTAAAATTCGAGATACTCAAAATAATACTTTTCCCACTGCTGCGCTTCCCCAGATAACCATGGAAACGTTGTAGCGTTACCAGGGTTTACGGGGTAGGCAGTATTCGCAAAGTTGGCTCCGGTGCCGGCCGACAAGATCGTAGCAACGAACTCATCATTCTCCACACGCTTATAGCGACGGGGGCCAACAGTTCGATTCTGTGCTCCCATGCCAAATGGCTTAGCGGACAACATAACATTTCCAGCGCCTTGAACGGCGCGCTTTGACAGGGCCCGTTTTCTAAACACGGGGTATCCTGAGGACATGACCCCAGGAGACACGCGAGGTCTCCTGGTTGTACGGTTCCTACGCCTTCTCGGGCGTGGAACAGGTGCTGGATTCTTTCCAGCAGCTCGTGAACGCTTTCGTCTAGTTCCTGAAGGAGGGTAAACATTAGCAGAACGAGCAGATTGCATTATCAAATTTAAAGGGTTACGAGAAAATATAAACAAAATTCGAACAGGACGTCCAAACACGCCCTGCTCGTAACCAAACCTCCTGCACTTTAACCTTCCTTGGGGCGCGAACCTGAGGCTACCTCACTCGGTTCACGCCGCTCTTTCCACGTTCCGTCCTTGATCTTACCCAGTCTCCACTCTTCAAACCTCGCAGCGGTTAACGGTGGCCGATCAGGGACTTTCTTCACGACAGGTTGAATAGTTAGCTTATGGGGGTTACCCCACTTGTCGTGGCCAATTGGTATAATGGGTTGCTTTTGCTTACAGTCTAACCTAGCCGGGGCAGCTGTTTGCACAGCCTTACGCTCACACGGCTTGGGAGGACTCGGCTCATGTTTCCCATCTAACTTCACTCCACGTGGCAAGATCTCATCTCGAACCACGACAGGAACAGCTGATTTGGCAGACTTAGGTTCACAGAGTAAAGGAGGGGAAAGCATGTCCTGCAAAGACGTAGTCTTAAGCAACCACTCACGGAAACACTTGATGTTGGCTTCAGGTAACACAGACTGGGTATATTCCGCCATCCAGTCAGCGGCTTCATTGGGGTACTGAACATCCTTCGGATATTTAGCTAACCAAAAGGCAATCTGAGCACACGAGGGATTAGGTTCAATAGGTCCGTTATGCAAGAAACACACTCTACGAGCGAACTCACCCAAAATCGGGGTATTCTCATCAGTGAGCATGTAGGCCCGACATTTCTCGAGCAACTTCATAACAGGTGTGACCTTTAATCCTAAAGCAACACTCACGTGTATTTTAGTCAACTGCCTTGGTAGATCCGCACACGAGTTTAGGTCTCCGTCCCAAACATGTGGTGAATACTGCCTCGATAGGAATTTAACACCCAATGAGCCTTTTGTCACAAGCTCAACTTCAATTTCTTGACCCATGGATTGCGCTGCACGGACATATGTCTCTGGTATTATATCAGCGGTTAATCCATCGTCACCTCCATAAATCCCAAGGGTCTCCCAGGCCTCCTCAGGCGACTGGAAAACTCCGTCAGAATCATTCATTCGCGCTTGCATATAAGATACAAATGCATTCGCTAACCCATTGAAACTAGCCGTTTCAGCTGAACCAGAAGCGCGCGTGTACTCACTATCGTACTCAACGCCTTCCGTGGTATAACCCTTGCACTTATGTTGGGACTTGTGCAATTTCAGCAGCTCCTCATGATAAGCGCGTCTAAAGGCGCGTATTAAGGCACGTCGCTCAAGCTCACGTAACACATTACTGACATGACCATCAAATCGGTGGAAGTCAGAATTAGCAACATTGTGTTTAGCCTTAACGCACACGTCGGTGACACGCTGCGCAATTTCTTGCGGGGTCTTCCCAAACGCGTACCAAGCATGCACTTTCATGCAATGCTGGGTGAAGGCATAAATGAACTTTGAGTAAGCTGCCTTATCCGTACCGTTAACAGTCGAAATAAGACGCGGGGGCTTAACATCTCCATAAGACTCTTTCTTAATGAAGGAATTAATAATGGGTAAACCAACTGAGAATTGGGCCAGGTCCAAGATGCGGCGCTGAGTTGGACGGGCTTGCCGATCATACAACTCATCATCATCAACAGGATCAATCCCATGAGCCTCAGGAATCAAAAATTCAAGAAACTCATCCATATAAGTGGACATCACAGTAGTGACCTCCAAAATAGGGCTCTTAACTTTCTCAACACGCTCGTTAACAGCCTCTTGCTCTGAGGCTTTACCACTGGCAGGGACAAAACAATCACCTAACATCGGGTGCATAAAGGGCACCAACAGTGGTTTGTTAACTGGGTCATAAGTTATAGGCTGAAATTGATACACCTGGATGGCTTGGGCCACAGGGCACACAACAGCTGGTTTCGCTTGTACGCGAGAACGATGGTATTCCAACAGAGTTGCTCCTGCAACACGGTCACCTTCAGTAAACGAAACAACCTGGGGCATCGTCAAATCATACTTAGATGTGCGAGCTATGGTTGCAAGCGTGTCATCAACATCGACAGAGACACTAGCTTGAGCGAAATTACCTACGGTTCCGGTTGAGATTAGCAAACCTCCTTTGGATTGGGACATGAGCCGAACAAACTTACCTGTAACGGGAGTCAAGCGCACTAGTGGCTTACCTTGTATAAACCAAGGGACGAACGGGGCAAATAGACCAGCCCACATTCGTACAGGAGTCAAAAGCACAAGTTCATGATCTAATGATGACTGTCGTCGATCAACCAAGTAGATAGCGACCTTATATGGAACACCAAAGAGTGTTTTCTGTACAAGAATACTATCTTGGCCGTAATTCCACACCATGTGAGTGTACCGTCCGCCTCCTGACACCAAGTAATCAACCTCATTATTAGCCAAAAAAGTATAGCTGTAATTATTGGTTGTACGAGCAGCTTGGGTGGGCTGGAAGGAATAAAGTAACATGGGGGTGAAATTATCACACATAAAGGCAGGCATGTCTACATGCTGATCTGAATCAACGAAAGCCAACAACGCGTTATCAGGAGGATCAAAATTCGCTTGTTCAACTTGTAAATCTTTAGCAAAATACGCTACACGGCATCCGTCTCTACCCTTCCTCTCATCTGGTCGCGATCTCTGTATCATATACAGATTCAATCCGAGCAAGCTAGCAAACCTCTCCATGAAAGAAACACATGTGGTTCGGTCGGCAGCAGATTCACCATGAGAATGGTTACTATCCACAAAAGAGCTTTGCATCGGTTGCAGAACAAACTGCGAACGCAGGGGGTCAGGGGTCAAATAAAACCTTACCGCACGAGGTGTCAAAATGTACATGACAAGCTCTTGAATGCGGTGGCGAAACGTGATGCCTGCTGCTAATATTACTACTAAGCAAGTTAGGCATATAAGAATTACCAATAAAATTCGATCAAACCTAGACAATACAGGAGCTACGTTGTATATCTTATTATAAAGCTCACAATATCGGGTTTGAGGGAAAGTAGAAAAGAATAGGAAGGTCTCTGGCGGTTCGCAGGCCACAAATGAACGCAGCCACGCGATAAGATCCTGCCAAGAGATACAGGAGGCCCACAATTGTTCTGGTAGTCGTTTAATCGCTTCGACATATACTGGTAGTGTAAATCTAAAGAAGAACACATACTCCAAGAACAATGTGGGTACGCGCCGTATGACCCCGGTAACTGCTCCAAGCACATTACCGGCGGCTCCCAAAATAGCAAGATCGGACATCAACACAAATCGGATCATAACACCGATGTGGTAAGGAACTGAAGTCGCATAGCTAAAGAGGGCAAGGACACCACTAAAGAAAAGGGTTAATAAAAGTGGTGTTAAAATACTCATCTTGGGTTCGTTGGATCTATACAACTAATCAAGAC